TCATGTTTCGTATAGGAGTGTCTCCGTCCTCTAATTTTGGTGACAAACATGGAGTCACAAAGTCTTTCTTCTACCCGTACCTCGGCTTCGGATGGTCGTTCTAGGGTTTTAGCTGGAATAGACGCTCCCATCGTCACGGTAATGGCTACTATATTTCACCTCTGATTCAATTAAATAAAGTAGTATGAAGCTTTCTATGTTTAATCAAACTAAAATAACTCTCAGAAGACTGTTATTCTTGCTGTTGTCTGCTCTTGGATATGTTACCTGCTGTCACTGCCTTACCTCCTGCGGCGATGAATATGAAAAATTTCAAGGTATTGAGTTTAAAACGACAGGGGTAGTTCTGTCTCCCATAAACTCACTTTTATATCATGGCAAATTGGATGGTTCCGCGACTGATGTCACGATTACAGCTATAGGCAAAAACGCTAACTATGGATTCCTGTCTCTGATCAATACAGATGACTGTCTCTATGAGGTCACGGATGATGACTGGAAGCAGGCATTGCCTTATACTGTATGCGAAAAGACATGGGGAAAGATAGAGCTCCTGTCCGCGTCACCTTATTCCATCCGTCTGACTCTGAATGTAAACCAGACAGGGGATGACAGAAACCTCGAACTGACATTCGGCGGCGGATATGTAATTTCTACTCTGACATTGAATCAAATGAAGAGGCAGTAAAACATGACGAAGTTATCATTCTTATTCTTTATAATGACAATTGTAAAGTATTTAGAATAACTGCAATAACAGGAATCCGAAAATAAGATTTATATGAAAAATTGTATAACAAAACTTCTTTCTTCATCCGTGCTTATTTGCTGTTTTTGGAGTTATTCTAAAGAAGATACAGGAGCAACATATAATAAACATATATAACAGGATACCTTAGTCCAGAGTCTGCAATTATTAAAGAACAAGTTTTCAAGAATAAATTCTACGAACACTAAATTGGTTTCGCGGAAATTTGTATTAAAATTCAACAAATAGCCAAAATATAAGCAATGAGTACCTATAATCACATACCCATTCCAAAACAGTGTCTTCTCTTTCTTTTAGACATCTCTGTATAAAGATGAATTTTTCAATGGAATTTATCTATTTTTTATTGTTCTGAAACTAAATATGAAATTATTATTACAGCATAAAATTCTATTCGGTTATTTGATATGCATAGTAGTCATAGGAAGCATGGTCGCTATTTTGTTACACGAACGTAGCCGAGTTCTTCAGATAGAGACTGAAATGAAACACCTTCACCATGTACAGCACAATGTGAATACAGCCCACCGTTACATCACGCTTCTTGCTATGCATGGCGAAACTGCACTTGCCTGGGAAGAGGACGATTATACAAGCTATTGTTCACTCCGTCTCCGCGTAGACTCTATACTGCAATCCATGCACAAGGAAAACGTGGAGTTTGTCAGCAAAGAGCAAATTGACTCCCTTAGACATATGCTTGCCAGTAAAGAAGAGCATCTTTACCAAATCATGCAGGCGTTTCGTAGACAAGAGAATTATAATGATTTGCCACTCAAAAGCTTACCCAAAGAATTTCAATCTAAAACCATTATACGCAAGAAAAAAGGACTTGCTGGTTTTTTGGGTGCAAAAGAGACAGTAAAAATTACACCTTCTGAATCTTCTGTATTACAGTCGTTAAATAAAAAAATTCTCTCCTTTCAAAGAGAACATCAGGAGTCCATAGATACGAATATTGATAGTTTGCGTAAACACAATAAGGAACTCAATAAGGAACTTCGCACCTTAATTACCTCAATGGATGAGCAGACTAAATGTATTCTTCAAGAAAAGGAACATAATCTTCAAAAATCGTACGATCAATCTACTCTTATTATAACATGGCTCGTTTCATCTGCTCTTTTTATGCTTGCTATATCTTACTTGATTATTCAAAGGGACTTACGAGAAAAAACAAGGACGAAAATACAATTGGAGGAAACAATCAAACAGAATACGGCACTCCTTAATATGCGTAAGAGTATCATCCTTACCTTGTCGCACGACATCAAGACCCCTTTGAGCATCATAACCGGGAACCTTGAATTGGCCATGAAAACGGAGGAGGAAATGCAGCGGAACATTTTCCTGAAACACATCGGGGACGAATGCCTCCATGTGGTACACCTTCTCAACAACCTGCTGGATGTGTATCACCTGAACGAGGCGAACGAGAAACGCTGGGATGTCCCGTTCAACCTTCAAGAAATGCTGGAGCGTACTGCTGCGGGATTCTCGCATATAGCCAACGACAAAGGCATCCGGTTTGTCAGTGATTTCAAGGATACGGAAGTCAGGCTGTATGGCGATGCGGTCCGCATTGAACAGATTATGCACAACCTGCTTGCCAATGCGGTTAAATTCACCGAATCCGGCACAATCAGTTTCCATGTCCGTTATCACAACGGAATTCTGACGCTGGAAATCAAGGATACCGGCATTGGAATGACCGAGGAGACGCTTTCACGTATCTTCCGTCCTTTCGAGCGCAAGGATTCTGCCGCCAATGCCGACGGACATGGCTTGGGACTGTCCATCACGCAAGGGCTCGTAAAGCTGCTTGACGGAAATATCAAGGTGACAAGTTCCATCGAGCAGGGAAGCACGTTCCGTGTAACCCTTCCGTTACGGCAAACGGATGAACCGGTGGAAAACGAGGAGCCGGTTGAGCTGCATCTTGAACACCTTCCTCATCGTGTACTGATCATCGATGACAACATCATGCAGAGGGATGTCATCAAGCAGATGCTGGAACGCAACGGTATAGCATGTACGGCATGCGCTTCGGTCAAAGAGGTGGTCAAGGCCATGCGCGACATGGATTACGACGTACTTCTCTCTGACATACAGATGCCCGGTACCGACGGATTCGAACTGCTTGCTCTTTTACGTGGCTCAACCATCGGCAATTCGCGTACAATACCCATAGTCGCCATGACCGCACGCAGCGATTACGGGAAGAAAGACTATCAGGAAGCTGGATTTGCGGCCTGCATCTATAAACCGTTCTTTCTTTCGGATTTGTTAGGTCTGCTTTCGACCATAAAGACTTGCCGGAAGGATGAAAACCGGAAGGTGGACTTCAGCACGATGCTGGCAGAGGTCGATGACAAGGCAAAACTGTTAGGCTCCTTTATTGAGCAGTCAAGACAAGACGCGGATGAACTCGCTTCGGCTATGCATGGCAATGACCGGAAAAGGCTGCGTGAGATTGCCCACCGTATGCAGCCGATGTGGGAACTGTTGCAGATGGAAGATACCTTGTCCGCCTATCGGAGCCTGCTAAAAGACAGTACCACAGGCGATGACACCGTATGGGAATATACAAAACGAATCATGGAATATACCGCCAAGCTAATAGCGGAAGCGAAGAACGAAATAAAAAAACTAGAAAATGAAACGGAAAATACTGATAGTTGAGGACAACATAAGCCTGTCGCAGATGCAGAAGGACTGGTTTTCACAGGCGGGGTATGATGCGGTGACGGCCATGAACGAACCGGCTGCCCGCTCGTTGATACGTAAGATCGCATTCGATTTGATTCTTTCGGATGTGCGTCTGCCGGAAGGGGACGGCATCTCCCTGTTGGAATGGCTCCGTAAGGAAAAGAAGGATATCCCATTCATCATCACAACCGAATATGTATCGGTTTCGGATGTAGTACGTACCATCAAACTGGGTGCAATAGATTACCTGCCCAAACCGGTACACAGGGAGCATCTGCTGGAACTGACCGAGGATGTGTTCCAGCCTATGGTCACGGTACGGAAGAAGGAGAAGGTGCTGTTTCACCGGACAAGTCCAAAAATTGAACAGGTGGAAAAATACGCCCGTCTGGTGGCCCCTTCTGAAATGGCTGTAATGATACTCGGTGCCAACGGAACCGGAAAGGAATCGGTAGCACAAAGTATTCATCAATGTAGTGAACGCTGGAATAAACCTTTCGTGGCGGTGAATTGTGGGGCATTGCCCCGTGAACTGGCAGCCTCTCTTCTTTTCGGACATGAAAAAGGAGCATTTACCGGTGCCGATACCGCCAAGGCGGGCTACTTCGGTATGGCGAAAGGCGGAACATTATTTTTGGATGAGATCGGAACAATGTCTTATGAAATTCAATCCATGCTTCTCCGTGTGTTACAGGAAAGTACCTATACACCAATCGGCAGCAGTAAGGAACGAGTAGCAGATGTGCGGATCGTCTCTGCCACAAACGAGGATTTGCAGCAGGCTATCAAGGAGGGGCGGTTCAGGGAAGACCTCTATCACCGTTTGAACGAATTTGAAATTCAACAACCATCGTTAGCTGAATGCCCGGAGGACATCCTTCCCTTGGCTGAGTTTTTCCGTGAACGCTATTCAAGGGAGCTGAAACGGGAAACAAGTGGTTTTTCCGATAATGCCAGAAGCAGGATGCTTGCCTATTCATGGCCGGGTAATGTGCGTGAACTGCAAAACCGGGTGAAACGCTCCGTGCTTGTTTCGGAATCACCGGTATTGGAAATGGAAGGTTTGGATACAGAAATCCATCAGCATGATAGTGAATCAACTGCCACACCTGCTATCCGCCCACTAAAGGACGAAGCGCAGGAGAAAATGAACATCATCAATGCCCTTAAAGCCTGCAACGGACACCGGGAACAGGCGGCATCGATGCTCAAGATCAATCCGGCAACGCTGTACAGAAAGATGAAAAAATACGGGTTGAATTAAAAAATGATGTCCGTAGCTAATGCAAATCTCGCTGAATATGTGTACTTTTGCAAGTAAATAGAGAAAAAGCGGCATATCGTCTGTGAGACGGTTGCCGATTGTATATAACATAAGAGCGCAAGCTTCTCAGACAGAAATCTGGTAAATTGACGTTAAAGGAGAATGATTGCGTAATGCTTATGCTATGCTTTGTCATAGCGTGGTATTGCGTATTCTCCTTTAGGCTTTACCAGAGCCGCTGTCTGAGTGCGTGATAACCACGCTTCTTTTTTTGACAGATGGCATGGCAAAGATACAGGCAGTAACGGTAATGACGCTGGACGGTTTCCTGCCGGAACCTGACAACGTGCTGACGCAATGGGTAATGAACCATAGAAAAGGGTTTGTTCATTGGCGGGAACACTGCAATGCCTGGATTCTACCTCACTCCATTCTGGATCTGCTCTGCGAGAAAGACCACAAAAACGCTTCTTTTACCTATCTGGCAGAAGTTCATGATGCAGAATCCCTTGAACTTCTGCGGGGACTTTTCCACTACAATCTTGTGGATGAATTTATAGTTTATCTGTTTCCTTATTCTATGGGAAAGGGACATTCCGTACAGAACATTCTTCCTTCCCGGCAGTGGCAGTTGCATAAAGCCGTTGCTTTTTCCAACGGTATCTGCCGTCTGATTTACCGCAATCCTTGCAGGATGTAACTTGCATTTTGCGAGATTTCTTGCATCCTGCAAGGGCTTATTTCCATCATTTCTTTTCTCTGAAAATTTTTATTTCACTGTATTTCAATGGAATATCGATGCTATTCCATGAAACATGGTGACATTGGCATACCGTTAGCCCTATACCATAATATAACCTGTTGCGCGACAAGGTGTAATCACCCGATTATTTACACTCAAAGACAGACCGTATTATGATACAGATAGACCGTGAAACCTTCCAGATGATGCTCCATCAGATCATGGAACGGTTCGACAAGATTGAAGACAGACTGAACCGCATGAACCGCCAGACTTCCGCCCTTGACGGCGACAAGCTGCTGGACAATCAGGACATGTGCGAGCTGCTCGGCATAACCAAACGCACCCTCGCACGGTACCGCCAGAAGAAACTCGTGGCGTATTACATGATTGACGGGCGTACCTATTACAAGTCTTCTGAGGTAGAGGCATTCCTCAACCAGAAGGGAAAACGTATGCCGGGCAAGGTGAAAAACCAGGTGGAATAATAAAACAGAAAAGAATATGGAACTTGTATGTATTGACAAACAGACTTTTGAAGAGCTGCGTATCCGCTTCTGCAAATTTGAGGAACGGATGACACACATTTGCCGACCGGTAGAGGACCTCGGCCTGAAAAACTGGCTGGATAACCAGGAAGTGTGCGATGTGCTCCGCATCAACAAAAAGACTCTTCAGGCATATCGGGCCAAAGGGATACTTCCCTTCAGCCGTATAAAGAACAAGCTCTTCTACAAGCCGGAAGATATACAGAGATTGTTGGATTTGAGTTATCACCCTTTAATAAAGAGCAGATTATGAGCTATCATTTCATAGACAGGAAAGACCCGCACATTGATGTGATGTTTCAGGGATTGGAGAAATTGGAGAAGATGCTTTCGGTATTGGAGGAAATCCCGAGAACGCTCTTCAACGGTGAACGCTTCCTTACGGATGAAGAACTTTCCAATGTCCTGCGGGTGAGCAGACGCACATTGCAGGAATACCGTACATCCGGTGTAATCCCTTACTACCTGGTACAGGGAAAGGCTCTCTATAAAGAATCCGACATTATGAAAATACTGGACGATGCCTATAAGCGGTGCCGGGAAGAACAACGCTGGGTATAGCTGGCATCATTAAAGTCAGAACGGAGAAACGACCTGCCGGGTTGCGGTTGTTTCTCCGTTCTCCTTTTCATACGGCTTGCGATTTCCGTTTCCGTTTTTTCTTTGTCGTGAAATCCTCTTCACATAATTCTATGCTGTTACCGAAGCCGGTGGCTCTCAAGCGTTTCATGTCCTCGTCCACTTTTGTGTCCGTGACCTGCGCGTAAATTTGCGTGGTGGAAATGGAGGTATGTCCCATCATACGGCTTACCGTCTCTATCGGGACACCTAACGAGAGAGTGATGTGGGTTCCGTAATTATGCCGGGCCTGGTGGAAGGTCAAATCAAATCCATAGGCCTTTCCCAATTCTTTTGTCAGCATGATAAAATAACAGCGTCCGTAAATGTTGAACACCTTGTCCCCGGTTCTCTGGCTACGGTACTTCTCTATGATTTGGAGAGGAATATCCAGCAGACGGACAGAGGAAAGCGTATCGGTCTTTTGGCGGTGGATATGAATCCACCAAGTGCCGTCGTCTGCCTGCGTAATATCATTTACTGACAACCTCTTCAAATCCGCATATGCCAGTCCGGTAAAAGTCGAAAAGATGAACATATCCCTCACGAATTGTAATTGCGGCTTCTCTACGGGAGTAGTCATCAATGTCTTGAGGTCCTCCAGCTTCATGTGGCGGCTTCTTCTTTTGGGGAGTTCGGGGTGCAGACGGCAGTATGGATCCCGTCTCAACGTGCCCTGGCTGACAGCCCGCACCGTAAGTTTCTTCAAGCGGTACAGATGCTCATGCACGCTTTTGGGCTTCAGGTTGCGGTCGGTGCGCAGGAAAACTTCAAAATCATCATAGAACACCCTGTCAAGACTTCGCAACGTGACATCTTCCATACCCTTCTTTTCCCGTACAAATGCGGAAAGATGTTTGTATGAACGCTGATAGGACTCGTATGTCTCCCGTATGCGGTCTATCCCGACACGTTTCTTGAATTCCTCATTATGCTCCCTGAAGAGAGCCAGCAGGGTAAGCGGTTTCTGTCCGATACCTTTGACTGCATTCTTGACCAGTTCTGCCGTGATGAAACCCAGGCTGTTCTTTATCCGATCATAATGTCCGACTATCTCGCTTGTCAGGTCATCTATGGCGCGGTTCACAGTAACGGCATTCTCGCTTCGTCCATCTGCACGTCCTTTCTCCGGATTCCAGATAGCCGGATTGACAGATACTTTGGTACCTATCTGAGCCCATTCGGCATCGATGCTCACCTTGCACAACAACTGGCACATCCCGTCCTTGCGTATTTTTGTACGGTTGATATAAAACAGCACGGCAAATGTGCTGCGGCGTTTGGTATTCTGTTTCTCAATATTCTGTTCCATATACTTTCCATTTTAGGGTTTATTAAATGACGACAGAAAAGCGTTCTGAAATTTTCCGGTTCAGTGCCTTTGTATCGGCATCTATCTTGTCATCGGTTACTTTCGCATAAATTTGGGTGGTTTCTATCTGACTGTGTCCGAGCATTTTGCTGACTGTTTCAAGGGGTACGCCATGGGAAAGTGTTATTTCCGTAGCGTATGTATGACGGGCGGCATGAAAGACCAACGGACGGTTTATGTGGCAGATTTGCGCAATCTCTTTCAAATAATGGTTCAGCATAGAATTGCAGTACATCGGCAGCAACTTGTCATCGGGAGCAGTGTCGCTGTACTTCTTCAGAATCTGTAGTGGCAAATCAAGCAGCGGAATCTCAAATTCTATTTTGGTTTTCTGTCTGGCACTTTTTATCCACCATGTCCCATCTTCTGCTGAACATAGGTTGCTTTTGGTCAGCAGACACATATCTCTATATGAAATCCCGGTAAAACAGGAAAACAAAAACATATCACGGACATGATATAATGTCTGTCTGTGAAGCGGAGTGATCATGATTCTGTGTAACTCTTCTGCCGTGAGATATTTCTGTATGGCTTTAGGACGCACCGGCTCGTATCCCAAAAACGGACTGGCGGTAATGATACCGTCAGCGATGGCTTCGCCGACAATCGTTTTCAGTTGTACGGTCAGATTGATGATTGTTCCGGGGGCGAGATTGCGTTCTGTCCGAAGGTACAAATCATACTTGTCAACAAAGGAACGGTCCAGTGCTGAGAACGGAATATCGGAGAGTTTGTATTTTGTCTGCAAGAATCTTTCGATATGGTTGTAGGCATTCCGATAAGCACGCAAGCTTTTCATGGTACGGTTTACTCCCACACGCTTTTCAAAACAACTGATAAATCGTCTGAAGTAGCCCAAAAGAGTTTCCTGTCCGCTGGCCATTCCTAGCAGAATACTTTTTACCTCTTCTGCTGTCACACCGTCACGAACAGCCGACAGTTCTGAGTAGATACTTAAAGCCATTGCACGAATCTCGTCCAGACGGTTGTTTATTTCCTTTGCAGCCATACTCTTGCCTAACGCACGTCCGGAAGTCCAGCGCGACTGTGAAACTTTCATCTTCACACTGAATGCCGCTTCCGAGTATTTTCCGACACTTAATTTAGCCATTACAGGGCAGTTTCCGTCAACATCCGCCTCGCTCTTTTTAAGGTAGAACGATACCTTTACATTTGCTTGATTCATAACTAATTCCTTTGTTTGCAAAATTATTATATAGCGAGCAAATGAATGGCATGAAAAATATAGCGGAACGGAGAATAAGGTCCTTCGCCTAACAAACAAACCCTGTCTTTTTTTCTAATACGGAAAAATATGACTAAGTTTGCATGATAGACATAGCAAGAAACATCGTTCCATGCAGTGATAAACAGGATATGAAAAGTAGAAATGGAAGCTATTTCCAACCCTCTTTTTCAACCCGGAAAAGGCAACGGATAAGTAGCGATTTGTTTTCCGAACTCCCTCAAAAACGGTCAAAAACCACAAATGGAAGAATCTGGAACAAAGCTACATATTCCTTTAGTTCTCAAATACTTTGTACTATTTCCTCAAAAGTTATCCGTATGTGGGCGAGTTTTATTATATTTGCCTCCTTATCCCCGAATTATGGGCGTAAGTCACATGGTCATGGAGATATATCTATCCTTTAATGGGGAGAACAGCCGGC